ATGCCGAACACGCTGAAGATGCCTACAGGGGCAATTATAACTCCGGAGCGGACTTTGCGGAAGAGTATTATAATGATATTGGTGATATTCCTGCGTTTCTTGTAGTAGATTGGGAAGCAACTTGGGATCAAAGTCTGTCATATGACTTTGACTTCGTGGATGGTTATGTATTCAGTTCTTCGTTCTAACTGAATCAAATCTCGTCGAGATGTGTGTATAATCTCGACGAGACATAACATAATCATACATCTCGACATCATATCATAATCATTACATCTAGGAACAGGTTCGCCTAGTCTTATAAGAAAAAAGTTACCTAGAACGATAGATGCTTATATCATAAACATGTGTGGGTGGATAGTATAAGGCAGGAAGTGGTGTTCCTGCCTTTTTTCTTATACTCCTCTCCGCGTCTTAAAGCTATCTTACAACCCCTTCTCCAAAGGGAACAAACCTATTCTACTCATAAGATTACATCTTGTCAAGTATATGTTAAGATATTGAAACATATAAATAAAAACAAGATTTCATATAATTCTTATAGAGCAGCACTTGAACTCTTGCTAAGGCATAAAGAGGTAACAATCTGACAAAGATTATAAGAACTCGAATGGTCCAAATCTTATATTATACCTGAGGGAGTTAGAACGCGGTCTCCGGCGAAATAAAATCGTTAGGCATAACACACCTAGAAATCCAACCAAATGTGAACAAATGAAGAGAAACGAATAGAATAAAAAAGCGGGATGATTCCTGATTAGACTCTTGTGTGTTTACAAGAATCAATCACATAGGAGTCATATTTTAGTGTTTGGATATAATCAAAGGACAATTCTCAAACTGGCACAAGACCCATAGACTTTGGCACCGATCCGTTCTACATTACATTCGTACCTGAGACACCCACCAAATGAAGATCATCTGCTCCAAACCTAATGCTACTGGTGGATACTACGAAGCTGGTATGACTAACCGTAGGTTGACTGGTGATTACTCAACCGTTCGTAACTTCATTCGTTATGGTGTACCTTCAGACTTCTATGGTAATACCTTGAGGTTGGAAGTCTTCTACGGTGAGAATATCTATCGGGCACCTGATAAAGTGATGTATGTGACAGTCTAGAAAGTGGCACAAGGGGGGTTGTGATGCCCCCCAATCCGTTCTACATTACATTCGTACCTGAGACGCCCCGACCATGTTTGATGAACTCTGGAGTGAAATCGCTGATGCTCCCGGTGAGATCTTCGACCTCCCCGAACTTCGTGATCTTGAAGAAGGGAAGTTTGATGTAAACGAATACCTGAACTCTAACATTGATTATTGATGAAACCCATTAAAATCTTCGGCATCATTCATTACTACATTCCCAACAAAACGTACCTCAAATGACACCTGACGCTCTTAACTTTACCGGCGATGCCGTAACCTACCTCGGGTTGGTTGGTGTCATCTCCACCGCTATTATCGTGGTTTCAGTATTTCGTTCCTACTTCAATTCTCCCCTGCGTAAGTGATGACTACTCTCCTGCTACATGTTACCGAGGTTCTGTTCGATTTTGATGATGAAGATTTCACACCAGAGGAACAACAATCTGTTGTAGATTCTGTTCTTGGTAATACCTATCAGGTGGAAGTTGACAACGAAAATGATGATGGGGAAGTTGCCGATGCTCTAGTCGAAGAGGTGACAGATGCCACCGGTTGGTGTGTGGTCTCCCTCAACTATCGTCAACTCACTAACACTCACTGAAGATTATGAATTGCCCTGACATCGAATGCTACGAACTCGCAATGAAGTTACATAATAAACTTCGTTATCTTTCAGGGGGTGATGAGAATGATCAGGATCTAGTTTCTCTTCTAGATTGTCTCATTCAGGATGAACGGATGCGTCTTTCGAAACAACGACCGCATTTATATCTGGTTAAGTAATCTTCCTAATCAAACAAAATGACTTCTCCATCTACCGATAAACAATCTTCTTGGATTGATGAACTAATCAAATGGGAAAACTCTCATCCAGAGTATAAACCATTTAAGGAAGATAAGGATTCACAACGTCAACAAAACCTCAAAGAGAACTTCTAATGAAACTCTCACCTCTCAAACGTCAAATTGTAATTGATCAAGTTTTAATGACTCTATCAAACTGGTGGGAAACTGGTTATAGAGATATGGATTACACTTACTCGGGTCTTATTAACTATTTTTTTCCTAATCATGTTTTTGGAACTAAACATGCATCGTTTATTGGAGAAGCATGTATTCAATGGGAGGACAAGTATGGTGTAGAAATTGATAATCTCTTACCAAACTTAAGAGGTCGTGCCTCTAAATGGACAAGCAATTTACCCCCAATCACACAATCCTAAAATGACACTTAACACTGATGTGCCAGTCGCATAAGTGGCACAAGGGGGACGCCGATCCCCCTCCTGACCCTGTAGACTTTAAGAGTAAACCAAGCAACCCCACCGATGCGCAAAATCGAACGCCAAATGGTTGATGCTATTCTTGACTGCCGCAACTGGAAGTCTGGCAACACCGAAGTTCAGTTTTTCGATGGTGTCAGTTTTGTATTCCTTCATGGCAATTGTATTGCTCAAGTTCGACAAAACTCCGTTAGTTTGTTTGACGGTGGTTGGCAGTCCGCTACAACGAAGTCCCGCCTGAACGCTATACTTCAGGCACACGGGATTAAGGGAGAATGTGTGTTTCAGCGAAACTTTAAGTGGTTCGTCCACAAGTTCGTGGGAAATGCAGGAACTTCCCCCGTATTCGTTGAGCAAGACTTTACCAGCGGAATGCTTCTGGCATAAGACTTAGAGGGCACAAGTTGCCCTCTTTTTTTATACTTTCTATTCTATTATTAGAAAGCTGCCCCAGTGGCGACCATTTGCGTCAGCAGGGCGACCTTGCCCCTCTCTCCCTTGTCCCATTATCATAATCCCCCGGAGGCACCCTGCTGTCGCTCCAGTGCCACTTTGAGAACTGGCACAAGACCCATTGAGTTGCTCCTAATTTCGTGTCATACTTAAAGAGTAAAGAAAGTAAATCAATGACACCCGAACAAAAGTTTCAACAACTTTTTGAGGAAATGTATAATCTTTGCGAAGAGCAAGGTTGGGGTGATCCTTTCAGTTATGCTCGCTCTCGTGAAATACATCTTGCCAGTATTCTTGGGCATAAAGTAGCAGAGACATATTCTGGTGCTGATGCTATAGATGAAAAAGGTGAATGTGAGTATAAATCTACTATTGCCAAAAGTATCAATGGAACTTATAATGGCATTAGTGTTCAAGATACTTGGGAAGAACAAGAGAGTTATTTAATTGATGAGAAACTTGGTAAGTATTCGAATCATTACATTGCCAGATATGAGAGCGCAAAAGTAGTTGAAGTGTGGAAACTCTCTGGTGATGATATTTTAATGATTCTACTTCCTAAACTCAAGAAAGATTGGGAACGTAAGATTCAAGGTAAGCACAAAGATCCTCGCCTTTCTGGTAATCTAACTAAGAAAGAAATCCAACAGTTTGGGACTCGCATTGTATGACATTAGATAGTGGAAAACTGATGTATTCTGAAGGGAATAATGACGAATGTTATACACCTTTTTACGGTGTAACTCCAATTCTCAAGTACATTCCGAAGGATGCAAAGGTCTGGTGTCCGTTTGATACTATTGATAGTGAGTTTGTAAAGCAAATCAGTAAACAAAATGAGGTAGTGTTTACTCATCTTCGTTATAATCAAGACTTTCTTACCTATGAACCTGATAATTGGAATGTGATTGTATCCAATCCACCATTCACAAACAAGCGTAAGTTCTTTGAGCGAGCACTATCATTTGAGAAACCATTTGCCCTCATTATGACTAACACTTGGTTGAATGATAGTGCTCCCAAGCAGTTATTCAAGAATAAGGATTTGCAACTTCTAATGTTTGATAAACGTATGAAGTTTCATAGTCCTGATGGTCGTGCTAATGACAAAATTACATTCAGTAGCAGTTACTATTGCTGGAACTTTCTACCAAAGCAAATCATTATGGAGGAACTTAAAATACCAAAAAATACTTTAACTGACACACCCTTATTATAATGTGACACTCGGGGAACTGGCACACGGCAACCCCAAAACCCCTCCGGGACCCCTTACAATAGAAGTATGAAAAACACCCAAAAGCAAGAAGTTCGTTTGTTTATTCTCACTCAACTTAAGGAGATAAATGACTTACGGTGGAAACTTAGCGAACTTGCTGAGGATAATGGTATTGATCATTTGGAAGCAATGGAGTTTTTTGAGAATGAAGTAGAAAGGATCAACAAACTCTTCAACTATCCAGCAGAGCAACTTGAGGAGACTGTGTAATCGTAATAACTGTGCCAGTTTTGGAAGTGGCACACACCTCCTTGCAGTTTCCTCCAATCCACGCCATACTAGGTTCATAAGAAAACAACCCTGATGAAAAACCTTCACCTTGAGCACCCTGAAGATACCATCCTGAATGGTAATCTTTCTGTCCTGAATTGGTTCTCTACTGGTGGAAACCTCAGCGTGAAAATCGATGGCAGTCCCGCTATAGTTTTCGGAACCAATCCTGCCACGGGTAAATTCTTCGTCGGAACCAAATCCGTATTCAACAAAGTTAAAATCAAAATCAATCATTCTCATGAAGAAATTGATGCAAACCATTCGGGTGAAGTTGCGCGTATTCTTCACGCTTGTTTTGATTATCTTCCTCGCACAAGTACTGTCTATCAATGTGATTTTATTGGGTTTGGTGGTTCTGATGAGTATACTCCCAACACGATCACTTACCAGTTTCCTGAAGTAGTTTCCCAGCAAATCATCGTTGCTCCGCATACCTGCTACTTCGCAGAATCTGATCTGCGTGATGCTGTGGCAATGCCTGATCGTGCCATCTGGAATGATACCGACACGGTGAAGTTTGTCAAACCCGAAGCATATATTCTTCACGATCCTTGGAATAGGAGTGTGAGTGATGTTTGCTTTGATGATGTAGAAGAAGTTTGTAAGTATGCCCGCCAGATGTCTACTCTGGTGACCTTCGTGAGTGATAAGGAAGCGGCAAAGATTAAGCAACAACTGAATGCCTGTATTCGTGAGGATCGTGAGATCGAAGAGAACGACTTTGATTGTGATCCTAACCTGATTAGTTTCTGGAAGTTGATTAAATCTATCAAGGAAGATTGCCTCTTTATCTGTCGTAATGATGGTCCTGCTGCTTATCTTGGGCAGGATAGAATCGATGCCGAGGGTTATGTGATGACCAATGAGTTTGGCACCTACAAACTTGTCAACAGGGAAGTTTTTTCATACGCCAATTTTAACTCTGGACGGTTTCAGGTCGCATAAGCAACACTTATGGTTCGGGGGGTTGACCTTCCCCCTGTGCCGTGTCATACTATGTTCATACCAAGCAACCCACCAAATGAGAATCGAAGTCCGTTACCAGACTCCTTACGGCAATCAGCAGTGGCACTCCCAGTGGTTCCCCACTCTGCCCGAGGCAGAGCGGATGGTGACCTTCTACCGCTCCTGCGGGTCACCCTCCCACATTGCCCCCAGCAGTCTGGCACAGTTTGCCCACCTCAAATAGTGGCACAAGGGGGGCAGAGATGCCCCTGCTGACCCTGTAGACTTTAAGAGCAAACCAAACCGGAACCAATGATCGTTTTCCCCGCTGCCCACGCTCTTGCCGCTGCTATTGTGACCCTTACCGAGTGCCAGCAGCCTGATGATGTCACCGCTGTGATTCGTGCCCTACAGAATACCTCAGAGGGTGCCGAGTCGCTTCGCCTGATTGTGCGGGACGATATCCTAGGCGCTGCTGATACGGTCGCCAATGCCCTCTGGCCAGTTTTCGCCAATCTCTAAACTGTCACAAGGGGGGCAGAGATGCCCCTGCTGACCCTGTAGACTTTAAGAGCAAACCAAGCAACCCACCAAATGACCTCAACTTACCAGACCTGCCTGACCGACCAAACATATAACGGTTGGACCAATTATGAGACCTGGAATGTGGTCTTGTGGATCGAAAATGATGAGGATCTCTATAATCTGGTAAATCAGTTTGAGATTGCTTGTTATGAAGATTTGCTTGATGTTCTTTATGATTGCGGTTCTAAAGAAACTCCTGACGGCGTAAAGTGGACGGACCCCAAAATCAACCGCGCTGAAATTAACGGAGACGTTTTCGACTTCTAAGTTACACTGGACCCAACGGGAAGAGGGGGGTCATTAAATATACTTCTTCCCAGCAACTTTCTAACACTCTTTCGATGAAGATTCTTCGCATCACCACTAGTGGCAAAGTTTATCGCAAACTATCACCTTCCGACAAATATTACCTGAAGAAGACTACAAAATTTGTTGATAAGATTTGGGTTTATTTCTCATGGATAGAAGATGATTTCCGCCTGCTGCATATGCCTATGAGTAGGTGAGTTTCAGTCCTTGTGATGACTTTAAACTCACTACTTACACTCTCTAATGTATACTCAAATGTCCCGCGATGTCATTCTCTCACTCCTTGCCCAAGGTAACACTGGCACGGAAATTCTACAGATTCTTGATTCAATTTGCGATGGGGTTTCTGACGGTGGGGATTCTAATTCCGCTGCTAATCCTACTCTGAGTGAGGTTCAGTTCTAATATCTAACTGCCCTGTGCCGGTCCCCGAACTGGCACGGGGTTTCCGCTTGGGGCACCGATGACCCTGTAGACTAAGGCATACCAAACGAACCGAGACCCGATGCTGATCTCCGAAGCGACCCTGATGCTGCAACCCTACGGGGTGGAGCGGATCGACCGCATCGCCAACCCCTACGGCACTCAGACCTGGAAAGTCACCCAGAACGGTGAGGAGTACATCTACACTACTGACCTGGAGCGGTTGGTATGGGCACTTCAGGTCTCCAACGATTGGGAGGGGTGACAGTCGCGGGAGTGGCACAGCAGGGGGCAGAGATGCCCCCATGACCGACTAGATTAAAGCATACCAAACGAACCGAGACCAAATGACCCGCCTTGATGTGATCTGCCCCGCTGCTCCCTGGGAGAACGATACCACCGATGAGGATCGCGCATGGGACCTCTGCCTCTCCCTGTCCGAGGAGTATGGATACGCTCAGGTCCGCCAGAATGGGGTGATCATCGGTGAGTATCGGAACGGGCAGTGACCCCTCCGGGGGTGGGTTGACGCCTGCCCCCATTACCGCCTACAATACCAAAGCAACCGACACTGCCTCTCATGACCTACTCCTCTTACGCTGATCTGGTGATGGGTGCCGCCGACGATCAGGACGGCACCCTATCCTGGGCGCTTGCCTGCTGCATCGCTGTCGGGCATTCCTGCATCGATCAGTTCCACATCGATTATGGTGTCCGCCCCTTCCGGGTCGATGCCGGTGAGTTTCTGGTTTGGTTGGGGTATTGACCCCTGCCCCCCCGATGCCTTACAATACCAAAGCAACCGACACCGCC